GGTTCGGAAGAGGATTTCAACCAGGAATACGGGTTGCAGTTCTTCTCTTCCGACGTTCTGTTGCTTCCATCAAAGACTCTAAAAAAGATCTTTAACCTCAGAATCGAATACCGTGTCCCAGAATGGGCACAAAAACCTGACGTTATTGATCTATTAGACGGATTGCAATTTCACCCAAACATGGCGAAAATGACGGTGGATGACATCAGGAACGATCCTAACTACTACATCTTCTCTGTCGACACGGCTGACGGTCTGAATCGTGACTATTCGATAGTAAACATCTTCAAGTTCGTAGCTCTTCCGGTAAAGATGCTAGAAAACGTTAAGGAATTCGTCAAGATAGAGACTGACGTGTTCGCAGTTGTTCAGGTTGGAACCTTTAGGACCAACACCAAGGACATAAACCAGTACTGTAACTCATTGGAACACTTACTGTTCAACGTTTTTAATCCAGAAAAGGTTCGCCTTTTGGTAGAATTGAACCATAAGGGTGAGTACATCATGGATAAGATCACCAAGAACGAGAACTATTGGAACGGAATGTTAGTATTTTCAAAGCACTCAGAATTAGCTCAGAACTGGAAACCGGGTCTTAGGTTGACCGTTCCGAACAAGATAAAGTACTGTGAACGGTTCAAGTACCTCACAGCAGTTCACAAGATCCTGCCGAACGAATTCAGAACGGTTCACGAGCTTGGTTCGTTTGGCCGAACTAAGAACGGAACGTACAGAAGTCAGAGCGGAAACGACGACCTTGCTATGACGTGCGTGAACTTAGCAGTTTTCTTCGAATCACCAAACTTCTGGGAAATCGCAAATGCGGAGATAGATAGACTTAACAAGGATTACGTTGCGGAAGTTCACGAGAAGTACCTGAAGGACATTTATTTTGACAAGAGAACCAAGTACGATTACTCAACTCTGAACGAACTAAACACGTCAGGCTTAGCTAGAAGTTCGGGAGCAAGTCAGCGCGTAGCCGAAGATTACTTGAACTCGTACAAGGACACGTTGAAACATTTTTATGGCGGAGACCAAAACGAACTTCAAGAGTACAAGGATTTAGTTGAAAAATACAGAAATCAAAATGAAGGGCTCTGATGAATCAGCAAACTACGTTAACAACAAACGCCAGATATTCGTTAGGCTCTTGACAGAAATAGAACAAGCAAACAAAGTTAACAGATCAAAGATTTACGTTAAAAAAATAAAGGTACTTGAAGAAGAAATCGATGTAATAGCAAAGAGAGAAGAATGGCCAACTGTCCTACAAAAAGCTAGGACGTTTTTTGAAAACTTAGAAGATTATGAAATGTGTCAAAGGTGCATGAACATTCAGAATTCATTGAAACCGGCGAAGAAAAAGGAAAAAGCGAATGGCAAAAAGAGAACCGAAGAAACAACCTAGAAAAAAAGAAGAACTTGAGTTTACCGAGAACGACTTGCAATCGGTAAAACTAAAATCCTCCCAAAGCAAGTATTTACGAGCTATCTTCGATAACGACATAACTTTCTGTTATGGACCGGCTGGGACGAGCAAAACGTTCACCGCGTGTTTAGCGGCACTACGACTTTACCTTGATGGTAAGATCAAAAAGATCATACTGTCAAAACCTATACAGGAGTCAGGTGAAAGGCTAGGTTTCCTTCCAGGTGATGTGAGCGAAAAAATCGATCCTCACATGGAAAGTTATCGAACCAATTTGGTAAAATTGCTGAAAGACCCTCACCTTGTGAGTTGGCTTGAGACTACCGGAATTATCGAGTTCCGACCGCTTGCCTACATGCGTGGAGCAACGTTCGATGACAGCTTGATGATCCTTGATGAGTCCCAAAACGCTAATTTCAAGCAGCTTATGCTGTTTGTGACGAGATTGGGTAAAGGTTCGAAGGCTTTGATCTGCGGCGATGTAAGTCAATCTGATATCACTAAAGATCAGATTGCGCTTCCAGATTTTATCAAAATGATGCAAGGCGTACCTGGGTTAGCAGTGCACAAATTTGGTGAGGATGATGTTGTACGAAAAGATATTCTTATTCAGATTATTAAACGCTACGAACAATGGAAAGATGAGAACCCGAACCACCAGTTCCTTAAGTAAAAACAAAGAAAAAAATAATGAAACCCTATGAACTCTTACGACGCAATCAACAAGCAGCTCAACGATGAGATGCAAGAACTCGCAGAAAAAATTAACCGTGGAAGTTACACGGAGAAGGATAGAAATCGGCTAGCCACAATAATGTACCCGAAACTCAAGTACTTCATCTGGAAGTTTTTTAACGACCCGATCGAAACTGAGGAAGTCCTTCACAACACGCTTTTCAAAATATTCAAGGGCTTAGAATCCTACCGAGACGATTTTCGGTTCACCACCTGGATCTACACTATTGCCAAAAACGAAGCCCTACTTCACAAGCACAAAATCACAAGTCAAATTACCGTTCGTTTGGAAAACCTAGCGAAGCAGCCAGTGATAGAAGATACTGCTGGTTCTACGCTCGACCGCGAAGAGTACCTTCATGCTCTGTTCACAATGACCCAGGAAGAGATGTTTTCTCTACCTGAATGCATAGAAAAAGACATCCTTATAGATAAGGAAGTCAATCAGATGAAGGGAAACGACATCGCGGAAAAGTACAAGATGAACCTGAACACGGTCAAGACTAAGATCAGAAAAGCTAAAAAGATGCTAAGGGATCGAGTGCTTGAGAATAATCCTCACATGAGGGAACACATAAACGAATACATTTAACCATGAAACTGATTGACGCATTTCATCCAAAAATGTTCCGAGACACCATAATCATGGCGGTTAGGAATTTCGTTAATTGGCGCTTCTACAAGAAACAGATGAAGCGTTTGAACGAAGACGGTTCGTTAAAACAGAACGGAATGAGACTCGACAAGCGAAACCGAGCGTATTACGTTCTAAACCTAGAACCGGAAATTCTAATGATGGGAGAGGAAACCATCGACCTAGAAAGGAGCCGTGTGTACGAATCTCTCGGAAAGAAGAAACCTCTCTTTGAAAAAGCTGGGTTGGGCGAGATAATCGAAGCGAAGACTGACCGAATAAAGGATGAAACTTACTACGCTTACCTCGTTCAGGTTAAGTACCGACCCATTGCTACTATCTGGAACGTCATCTACTGTTGCATTTGGTTGACAACTTTGGCTGTCGCTGCTTATTTTGTAGTAAAAGGCATCATGCAGTACGAGACTATCGTTACCTGGTTTAGCAACGTGATGACTGCGAAATAAATAACAAAAAGTTAAAGTAACATGACAGAATTCGAATTCGTCAAGAAACACAGTCTGAAACTAGTAGGAGTAGGATTCTTTTTTCTGATCCTCATATTTTTGTCAACTTGCGGAACCGGAAGAAAAGTTAAAGTGATTTCGAAAGACGTTAAGAACGTTATCGAAGTTCAAAAAACTCAACCGACGGTTGGAGAAATACAAAAGATGATCCAACTGGAAGGTCTCAAGTCGGAAAAGAGAATGATTCAAGCTACTGACAGAAAGATACTTGACGTTAACCGGGAAAACGCGATAGAAGAAGAGCTAAAAAAACTCGAATCTTCTAAATGAAAAAACGGACAGTGCACTATTTCGTAATTAGTGCATTTACGATACTCTACGCGATAACTTCGCTTATTTCCACAGTACACGTGGTAGATTTTTTCAAGCTGACTAACCCCGAGTGGCTAGCTATCAGCTTGGCAATTGCGTTCGAAATAGGAGCAGCGGCTTCTCTAGCTTCGATCATTGCGTTAGAAAAGATGAACAAATTCATAGTTTGGATGCTGTTCATAATCCTAACGTTGATGCAGGCCATGGGAAACACGTACTATGCTTACGTGCACGCTGAAAATTTTCAAAGTTGGATAGAACTATTCGGCTTGGTAGACGAGGACCTTATTTACCAGAAGAGAATATTGGGCTTGCTCAGCGGTGGTATCTTACCTATAGTTGCACTAGGTTACATAAAAGCGCTAATTGACTACATCAAACCGACTGAATCAAGCGAAAATCCAGCCGCAAGTTCTTACGATGAACCGAAACAGGAAGAGGTCGTGGTTGAAGAAATTTTCGGTACGCCGACTACCGCTGAACAAACTACTCAGCTGACAACTACTGTATTGCCCGAAATACCTAAACCTAAACCAGCTGTTGAATTTACAACTGAACCTCCAACTACTACAGAGAGCCCGCGATTAAATAATACTGAGCCAGCTCAGCACGATGACATGTCGATAGACGATAGAATCGCTAGAGGGAAAAATGTCGAGTACGCTAGCAATTTAAAGAAGCCTCACGACCCGTAAAATAGTCAAAAACGATGCCATACACTCAGTACAATGACGATCCTGTCCAAAAAAGAGTCAGCGCAGCTTTTGCAAATCTCTGTGCATCGACCACTTCTGGAAAGAAAACTCTTAGAGCTTTCGATAAAACTTTGAGCGTGTTCAATGGATCGGCAGTCGATGCTGCTTTTTCATTAGCTAGCTTAGTTTACCCAGTTGACAATCAAAATTCCATAAATTTTGAAGTGTGTGCCGGCGAAACTCTAGTTATTTTCGACAACGGTTTGGAAACTATTACACCGACTCCTCAACCAGTTAACACTACTTTGAATTACCCGTTGGGCCAAGACACAGAATACATTCCACCTATCGGAACAACCGGCCCATCTAGCTTACCAGCGTATTACCTGCTAAACGGAGAGAAGAATTACGCTCGTGGCATTCTTCTATACTTAGAGTATTCGACAGTCACAAAGGGCGGAGCAGACCTTCTTCCAGAGGATGCTAAGTGCGAAATTCACATGTGGACAGGAATAAGTGACCCAGAAACAGATCCGCCTCTGATTCTTCCGCTTCATTCGTTTTACGCTCATTTTGCAAATCCGTTGACCAGCGATCCTGCTTCTCTAATAAATAGAATAGAAATAGTCAATCCTAGCCCAGCTGACGAAGGAGGAAGAGGTTATAGCTTCATTGTCAATGGTTTAGTTTTGTACACTAAGAGCAACACAGCGGTTAGCGACTGCGCTTGCTAAAAATACTTGAAACAATGGTACCAGTAGCTAAATTCATACAAAAGCACACGAGCGACAGCACGATCTATACGCCAGTGTTTACCGACACTAACCCAAGCGGAGCTGTTCTAAACGGTGGACTTCCCGGATCAGTTGGAACTTATTCTCCGTCGTGGTTTGGTGTTCACAATGCAGCAGCTGCAGCACAAGACGTTACGATTTGGACAATAGCTCAGGGAACTAGCGGAACTGGTGTTACTGTGAAGATCTTAGCAGGTGAGACATTCTATGCTCAGATCGCTAAGCTAACTGCCGCAACAGACGGAACGATAGTTCTTCTCGGAACTACAAACTTACCATCGATGGTGTAATGATACCAATAATGTCATTCGGACAAAGGCAGCAAGCAATGCAAGGCTTACCATTTTTCGGTAGGTCGGACTTTAACTTTGCCGCGGCGAAATCACCTTACTCGCCAGGCATCACGATAAAGATCCTGCCTCTTTCTGACCTATCCAGGGTGGGCGCAGTTGATGTCGATTCGTTCGCAGATGGTATCAGTCAACTAAACCAAAAATTCAAGAGAGGGTCACGGATAAGCGGAATTCAAGTGAACTCTCATATTGCCGATAAGAAAAGAAACCCAAAGGTTGTCATCGGCAAGTTCGAAGCTTTGAAGATAGACAGAGAAACTAAAAGCATTCGAGCTTTCATCAGAGATCCAAAGTCTCTAAAGCTGGTAGAAGTCTACCCAGAAACACTGACCCGTCTCACGGAATCCAAGAGCGAGGGTCGAGCAAAAACTTTCCTGGAGTACCTGATATAAAATTCGATAAATAAATTCGTAAAAAAATCGAATTTTTATGGGTGAACAAACCGACTTGCTACAGGAAGGCAGTGAATTTCTGGATCAGCAAGACGCTATTTATGGGAAAAATCAGGACACTAGCAAAGTTGTCAAGAATTCCCCGGTCGAAAACCTCCCACCAAATTTAGGCAGATCAATATCACCAGAGTTTGAATCAACGATCGGCGGGGCAAACGATTCGCACTGGAAAATTATTTCGTTGGAAAATCTTCCGTCTAAGGGTTGGTTTTACCCAGACGGCACCGAGATAACAATAAAAGCAGCATCCGTTCTTGAGGTACGTCAGTGGTCTACTATGGATGAGAATGACCGGCTGAACGTTGACGATACTCTAAACTTCATCATCGAACGTTGCGCTAGAATCAAAGTGAAAGGCGGCAAATCTTGGATGACTTGGCGCGACATTTCGGAACTTGAC